TCTAGTTTCCATTTTATAAAATCTGGCAAGTAATATATGTTGAGTGCTTGTACTGCACATGCTACAGTTATTTCTACATTATTGCCAGTTTGTTCGTCTAAAATACGGAATACTTCTGCTGTTCTATTCCACTTACTAGGATAACGAATATAATCATTCATTTCGTGTATGCTATCTACACTGTAATGAAATCTTACAAGTTTAAAATGTTTCCACAGATCAAATAAATCTTCACGCCATTCTACACCATTACTGTTATAGCGTAGTTCCAGATCTTTAGCATATCCTTGTCGAATACATTCTTCAAGTATTTCGTAATGTTCTTCAATAATAAGACTCTCACCACCAGCAAAGTATATTTGCTGCATGTTTGGAATCTGTTCATAGAACTGTTGCCAAAAAGTAGGATTTTGTTTATGCCAGTTGTAACTACTACCGTTTGTACTGCCTTTATCCTGCCATTGCATTGTATGTTTTAGTGATTCGTTTTTTACATCAGGAAAGATCTTTTTATAATCTTTAATCCAACCGCTGCTGTCGTGTGGTGAACACATAACACAAGCTAACTGACATTTAGTACCAAATCGTAAATCAATGTAAGCTAGTTGCGGAGGCACTTCTCCGTCCTCAGTTGTATTAGCAATCAAATCATCTACATCTACACGCTGGCTCCAATATGCAGTTTCCCACATGCGTTTACTGTTATGTCCGGCTGCTTCTTCTTTGTAGCATTTTAAACAACTAGGAGGTTTTTCGCCATTCATCATTTGTTTGCGTACATTTTTCATGTACTTACTATTCCAAGCAGTTTGGAAATCGGTTACATTTAGGTTGTTGGGCTTCCCATCATCTGTTTTTAAGATGCCAACTTGGCCACCGTGTTCTTTGTCATTAGTGGGTCCAACACTACTAGCATTAGCTGTGCAGCATACTCGCATACTTCCGTCCGGTCTTGTACTTAAATGCACCCATGGTAGAATGCAGAATGTATCGCTTACTTTACTCATTTATATCTTTCCGCTAACTTGTATATTTCTGGATTAACATCGCTAAACTTAATACCTTGATAGGCATCTAAAACTTCGCAACTTTTTAAAAAACCTTCAAGATGATTTTCTGCTGGCATATCAGCATGAACGATTTTTTTCATAGTATGTGTGGCATTCTCTGATTTGTCAAAAGTTTTTACATCAAACTTTCTTCTTTCGTTTGTTGGTATTTGATACGGTATTAAATGTTTAGGTCCTTGCAACACGTTTGTACTTATCTTTAGACCCTTGTTGCGACAGTAATCTATGAGATCATTTAGTTTATTCATGTTCATGATATTAACAGTACAGTGTACACCTATTACAATATTAGGAAACTCATCACGCATTTTTATCCAACGATCAATATTTTTATCAATAGTTGCAAAATCAATACCCCATCTTATGCAGTTTGCTAAATCTCCTACAGCATCTAAACTAAATCCTATTTGTAAACGTCCCATACGCTTTAAAATGTCTAAACTGTTTTCAGGTATAATGCTACCATTTGTTGCAACATGCATAATAAGATCACTAACATCTGTTTCATTATCTATTTTTTGCATTAGCCAATCAAAGTTTTTACTGTAGAAAGGTTCACCGCCTACTAGTTGTAGTTTTTTTAACTCACTAAGATCTGTGTTTTCTAAAACACGCTTGATATCTTTTTGATAAGCACCATATGTGTAGTGCCCGTCGTGGTGATCGCTATCAATAGTTTGCATAACTTTGTTTACTTCTGTAGCACTGTTCCACTTGCTACTTAAACTAGGCTTACACATTCTACACATCATATTACATGTATAATCTAAACCTATTTCAAGGTTTTGCAGTTTACCTCTTTTGACATCAACATATTGATTAAAGTCCCATGCCCACCATCTGTGACTGCGCATACCAATGTCTTCTTGTTTCCAACACATTTTACAGTTGACAATACGTTTACCTGCAAGAAGTTCTTTGCGCTTACGTTTTACTATTTTGCTATCAAGTATACCGTCTAAGGTTGTAACGTCATTTAAATTAGGCATTTCGTTTTGATGGTCGTATTGACAGCAGGTAGTTATCCAGCCTTTGCTGTCAACTATAGACAAATGGTTGTTCATATGATTGCAACCTGGTTGTGTTGGCCTTGTTAAGGCTTTACTTTTTTTCTTTGTAAATGATTTCATTATGATATGCCTTATTGTATGCACAAGTTTTTATACACCTTGCAAAGTGTTGCGGGTGATCTGGATCCCAACTAAGAGCAAGTACTTCTCTATACCAGGGATGTTGCATAACTTCTTGTATACTGTGTTCTTTTAAACTATTCCAGCCTGTGTCATAAACTGCTAGTTTTTCTCGTAGTTTTTCGTTTTTAAATGTAGTATCCCACAAAAAACAACATGGCCACATGGTTAAGTTACTAGCAATAAATATTTCGCCTTCGTGCACATATTTGCATACAATACTGTTTAATACTTTTTCTGTTTTATCTTTATCTGCTTTTTTCTCGTTGTATTCTTTAATAAACTTATCTAAGTCTTGCACTAATGCTTTTTTACTGTGTTCTTTTGCACCAGTTGTTGTAATCTTTTTTGTTTCTTTTACGATCTTACCTTCTTGTTTTTTAGTAAGTTGCGCTACCCAATCATGGTAACTGTTACGCATACCTGTTCTTGTTGCAAAGTTAAAGTTTAAACGTTTTGCATGTTCTTCGGCGATTTCTAGTTCGTGTTCGTTATGGTCAAATACAATGTAAATCCATGTAGCATGATTAACCGGAGCAGCATCACTAAATGCCTGCATGTTTCTTTCTAAAACATTCCATTTTGTTTTTACACGGTAAATGTGGTTTGTTTCAGCGTGTCCGTCTGCACAAAAATGTATATGCACCATTCCAGGATAGGCAGTCGCAACTTGTCCTAGACGTGTCCACCAATCTGCTGTGTTATATGCACCATTGGTACTTACTTCACAATATGCACCATTGTAAACAAGCCATTCTATCATTTTTAAACAGTCAGGATTTACAATAGGATCGCCTAACACTCCACAAAACTTGAACTCTTTTCCTTGTATAACATCTCTGCTAGGAAACAAACGTTTTAAATCTTCAAACGTAAACGAGATTACATCGTATTTTCCCACATTAAGTGTTCTTGCACAACCCGGACAAGCTGCATTGCAATCACTTGTGATTTCAAGTTCTATCTTTTTTATATTATTCATTTAAACTGACTTCCAAATGGATCAAACTCTTTACCGCATTTCATTGAACACACTTTTAGTTTACCTTCTGCAACACTTGCTTGAGTCCAACTGGCTTCTATGTTGTCAAATATACCTGTGTCAAATACTGCACGTAGTCCGTGTTTCTTTGCACTTATTGCATCTTTGCCGCCAGCAGCATCAATAAAGTTCCATACTTGTTCTTGCTTAGGATCCTTGTGCCACCATTTGTACATACGTCCAGCAGTCCAACAGCAAGGCATTGCTAATCCTTCTGCTGTAATAAACAAGTTACCTTCATCCTTTACTTTACAATGTATTTCAGCACGATCATAATAGGCATCCATACTACCGTGTTTTTCTTTTACTTTATCGTATTGTTTGATAGCAGCGTTTTGATATTTTTCATCAGGCTTTTTAAGTTCTGCAGTTTTTTTACCTTTACGATCTACTGCCTGATGCGATTCTTTCTTTTCGCTTTGTGCTGTTACAAATCTTCCAGTCTTTTTAGCAACAAACTTTTCGAAACCTAATATCTTGCTGTATGTCCTTGCACATTCAACTTGATGTTGATTATGTTCAAATATCAAAAAGTCCCAACGTGCTCTGCCACCTGCACCAGTGAATGATCTCATACTGCGTTCTACTGCATCCCAGCTAACACCTTGCCTGTAAATATGATTAGTGTCCCTAAGACCGTCCACGCTGAAAATAACAGCGCCCATCCTGCCAAAGACTTTGGCCAATTCACTCCACCACGCTTCATCTCTTGCTCCTGCGTTTGTATTCATACTCAGCCACATATTAGGATTGTGTTTTCTAAAGTAACGGAATATTTCTAATGTATCACGAGCAACAATCGGATCACCTAAGTTGCCACACATATACATTGTTTTCAGTTGTGCAATAAACTCTGGTTCAAAAATACGTTTTGCATCTTTAAGTGTAAGTTCACTCAGATCCATATGCGGATTTAATGCACCACCATTTTGATTACGATCACACATAGGACAACTAGCTTGACAGTTTTGTGTGTTTTCTAAATGTATTGTTCTTATGTTTTCATACTTATACATCGTATACCAATTTTACATCTTTACCAGGACCTGCTTTGCTAGGCAAGTCTCCATATTGATCTATGTACCATTCGATCACAGCCTTGTACCAGTTTTGACTGTTATGATGAGCACGTTTATTAAACTGCCAAATATTGTTATTTGTTGCTTGCATAGTGCTTAGTGCTCGAGCACTTTCTTTTTGTAGTTCTCTCAAACTAAGGTTATCTATATCCAATACGCATCCACCTTTTGTATTTACTTAACTCAAGTGCTCCGCTAAAAAGTTCTTGTGTCATTGGTGTTTTTTCTGCAAACTCATTTAAGGTTGCACTACAGTTTACATGTTCTTCTATTTCAAAATAATCATTGTTTTGTACAATAACTAATGTACCAACAGGTATTTTTTCGTACCATTTTGCAAAGTCTTCGATGTGTTCGGTGCTGGTATTAATAACAGTATTTGGTGTATCCCAAAGTGTTTCTGTACTACCATCTTTTTTTATTACATCGTATATGTGTTCTTCAAAACGTATTTCGTGAATATCTTGTGTAACTGCCTTAAACTTCCACCCGTCAGACACCCAAGGTTTATTAAAGATTTCTGCTACTTTTCTAACAGTAGGATCAATGTCAAAACTTACAATCTTATCTAAATCAATATTACTTTCAAAAAGCATAGTTGCAAGTGTACCATACCACCCGGCGCATAAAAATACAGTACCAAGTTTTACATCTAGTTTAGATAACTCATTTACTAACCATAGTTTACTTTGTAACTGTCCTCTGCTGAAACAATCGCTGTCATATGGTATTTCATCTCTCATGAATGTACGAAATGCATTAATAAAGTTTGTGTCAGTATACTTTTCATAAAGTCTAAACAAACTCCACTTGTTGTCGTCCATTACAACTTTTTTAAGATCCTCGTTGCCTACTACTCTAAAAAGACTGTGCATATTATCTTCGGTAACGGCCTTACGCAAATCTTCATTACCTGGAAGTATTCTAAACAAACTGTGTAAGTTGTGTTCTATAACAGCCTTGCGTAAATCTTCTAAATCACCTACACATCTTTTGTTTTCAACACACCTAAAAATGCTATGTATGTTTTTTTCTACAATAGCTTTTCGTAGTTCTTCTTTGTCTTCTATTCTAAAAATACTAGGAAGATCTTTGTCTATATATGCTCTGCGTATATCAGCAAACACTTCTTGTTCTGGATATAAGATTTCAAATCTATCTACAAGTTCAAATATTTCCATCAAACTGTTCCTTTAGCCATTCAAAATCGTTAATTCGTTTTAGTGCTTCTACATCATCTTTGTTACGTGTACCATAAGCTGCACCTGCTTTTGCACCTTTAAGTGCATATTCTCCAAACTCTGGTTCACCTTCTAAATACGTACACCAAATACGCAACCGTCTGTTTGTTTCTTCATTTTTTTGTCTATCAATGATTTTACTGCTTAGTTTTACACATTCTCTAAATGCGCTCTTCCATGTTTCAAACGGTCCAGTATTAAATCCAGTAACATTTGATATTTGTTTCATTGCTACAAACTTATCGCTTATACTTGTTGTCATATCAGGTTTGCTTGTATCCATCATAAGTGTTTTTTCTGTTGGAAAAAGTTTTACACCACCATATCCGTATACTAGTCCATTTACTGGATTTAAACTACGCCATACATGCACTGCTTCTTTGTTGTGGTGCTCAGGCAAATAATCAAACTCAAAATAATCTTGTATTATTGCATCTCCATCAATAATCCAAAACATATCTGTTTCACATAAACTTGCTGCTGCAATGTGTGCTTGGTGTATGCCTTTTACACCGTGCACCCGTTGTAACCTTGGAAAACGTTCTTTTAGTTTTGCATAGTTTTCGTCGGCGTTTGGTTCTTGATAACTTATAAAAACCATATCGTAAAGTTTTGACTTAGGTGTACTTGCTTGTACTTCGATGTGTTTTTTATTGATATAAAATCTAGCTTTAAGTTCGCCTGGACCGTGATGACTGTGTTTGGGCATTAGTGCTACACCGTCATAAAACTCTCCATTTAAAAACACATGAGTATATTCATCACTCCACTGATCTACAATGTAATCAAACTTAAAATCATCGTTGATAATGATGTCATCATAAACTATCCACAAAAACTTTGTAAGACTACGACTTTTTGCTTGCGGAACACTTTCTGCTTGCTTTGCAATAGGAAATCGTTGTTTTAGGGCTTTGTAACTTTTGTCCGAAGAACTACCAATATAGAAAATATCATACATACAGTAGTTATAACAAAAATAACTGAGTTTGTCAAGAAGCGATTAAGATAAATACACTGACGGAGGATCACCTATGACAGATTTTATACCTGGTGAAGGCTACAGATTAGACGTAATAGACGCTAATGACAATGTACTTGTTGACAGCTGGGCCGGACAACTAAAAGCAGATTTGGTTGCTACAGATGGCACTATTATTGTAGATACAGAAACCGGAAAGATTTACGGTTCATTTATTGGCGATATTGAAGATATTGACGGTACAACAATCTTTGATTATAATCTTAAAGAACTTACTGCAAATTTAAAGGGGGATGTGTACAATGCCGCCGGCGATATTGTATTAGATACAGACCTAAGTCAGTTTACAGGTGATGTAATAGGTAATGTATATGCAACAGACGGTGAAAGAATAGTAGACAGCGGAAGTAAAGTTATTTCTGCTGACAGAGTTTATGGCGATTTTTACGGTGATTTAACAGGCACACTTACAAGTGAAAGCACAATCTTTGGCACCTTTACAGGTGATTTTAATGGTAATGCTTACGGTGAGTTTTTTGGTGATTTTACTGGTAACAGCACAGGTACTCACACAGGCGATGTTAATGGTAACCTAACAGGTAATGTAACAGGAAATCTTATAGGCGAAGTTATGGTTGATGCTGATACCAGCTTGATGGCTCCTCCAAACGCTCAACACAATCAGTGGAACTGGTTAGGCGGTATTGGTCACCCTGTTGCTCC